TAAATTAAAAGTTAAAGCACCGACAGATGAAGTAGCACTTTGTCCAGTAGGAGATATTACAGAAGTTAAATCTAATGTTAAACTACCATTAGAAGCAGTAGCACTTAACCCTGTTGGTTGAACTAATTTATTAAATGAATCTCCATAAGGTTCTTCACCCCAACCATTTCTACCCCAACCAACTAATGTACCTGCATTATCAAAATCTCCTAATTGAGAAGTTGCAGATTGACCTGTTAAAGCTATGACAGAAGTTAAATCTAAAGTAGGAGAACCAACACTTGCTGTTGAACTAACACCTGTTAATGAAACTGTTTGTGTATCAAAAGTTGTTAAACTTCCATTTGCAGAAGTTGCAGATTGACCTGAAAGAGATACAGCATATTCAACACCCCATCCTGAGTTGCCCCATTCTTGTCTGCCCCAACCTTCTTCGTTGAAAGCTTCTAAAGTAGTTCCTACACTTGATGTTGATGATTGTCCTGTAAGAAGAACTGTAACTGTATCGTCAGCCCACTCGTTGGATCCCCAAGTATTATTGCCCCAGGTTGATGCCATAAGGAGTGTCCTCCTTACGCTATACGAATGATTGCGTTACTTGCGTCTGCTGTTGGAAATTGAATTGTAAATGTTCCAGAAGAAACTGTTTTATCACCACCGAAAGCAATAACTGCACATGCTTTGTCTGATTGTGTATCGTTATATATTAAACAACCGTTAGCTGTAAAAGAAGCAGAAGTAAAACTTACATCTGCAAAATCACAACATGCTGTTGATCCATCTAAAGCTGGAGTAACACTTGTAATTACTTTTCCACCAGCAGTATAAGCTGATCCTGATGTGTTAGTTATTTCTTCTGAAGTTGTGTAAGCTGTTGTACCTGCACCTAAAGATGCATCGCTTTGATATAAAGCTAATTTAAAAGTATTACCAGAAGATGCTGTGAAGTTGTGTGTACCAACTAAAAGTTCTTGTTTGAAACTATTACAAATTGCCGATGATATTGTCATAATTTAATCTCCTAATTACTGAGGCGGTGACTCGATTGGTATTCTTAGTGTTCCATCCGTGTAATCGTCTCGTCTTCTTCTTCCAATTTGCATCGCTGCAAATTTTTGTAGTTCAGTTTTATATCTATTTTCATATAGTGTCAACATGTCTGTTGGACCTTTTAAAAACATAAATGCTTCTACTAAACATGCATATAACAGTCCTTGAGGAAAGTAATTACTTACATAAGTTCCAGCTGTATTAGTCTCTAAACCAGCGGGTTGAGCATTATAATGAATAATATATTTATAGTTTTTATCTGGTGTAGGAGCAACAAATATAGCTCCTGATGTAGCCGTATTAGTACCTGTTGTAGCACCACCAAACATAGAGTAGTATTTAGGAAGTCCTGTTGTATCTTGACCTGCGGTACCTCCTTCAGTACCTGTAAGCTCTCCTACATACTCAGTTATAAAAGTTTGATCACGTCTCTCTAACCATACTCCTTCACCTGTAGTAGCACTTGTTGAATCAAATACTTGAACACCTCTTATAAATAAAGCTTTTGTTGGAACTGTAATACTATTAAAATCTGTAGCAAATTGTGCTTCTGCTTGAACTCTGTCTGAATCCATTGGAATATCTAAATTAATTCTATGTTCAGCATTTTCTAAAAATCTATTTATAACAGCAGCAGTAAATACGTTAGCATCTACCTCTGTATAATTTCTAATATCTGTTGTTAAATTTGAGTATGTATATCCAGCCATAATTAACTTCTATCATTTACGGGTCCAATTGTACACTGAAAACCGCCTCCTGTTGCTGTGCTTGTAGCATTAGATACTAAAGGCACTGTTAATGAATTATATAATGTTTCTGTTTGTGATGCTTTAGGACCAACTATAACAGTTGTTCCAATCGCTGTTGCAAGATATGAGCCATAAACTTTTGCACCTGATGTGTGGGCAATCGCTGTAGTGTTAGATGGAGTTATTCCTCTAAATGGTGCAGCTGTTCCTCTTGTGCATCCTGTTAATGTGTGTGTAGATCTACCTGTGTATTGAATAGTTTCATTTGCATATGTTCCAACTAATAATGGATTAGTAATTGTGCCAGCAGTTAAATCAGCTTGTGTGTAAACTTTTTCTATAACAATATATCCTGCTGTTGGAAACTCAGATCCATCAGTTAAAACAATTGATGTAGCAGAATCACTTATGTTTCCATTTAATGTTGTAGATAATTCTAAAGTTGTAATTGCAACTCCACCTATAGGTTGTTTAACATCACTAAATCTTACGTAAGATGTTCCTTCATTTAAACCATTACCAGGAAAAGAAACACTTAAAGTTCCAGAAGCAGCTGTAGTTGTAAAAGGATTGTTTGGTAAAATATCTGTTACAGGAAACTCAACTCTTGCAGGTCTTGCATGTTTTAATCCTTGTGGATCAGCTCCTACTGGATGTGGTTCTAATTGTGGTTGTTTAGGTTCAAATTCAGATGTGTGCACCCATGCACCGGTCCATTCTTGCACCATTTCTCTATATGGAAAAGCTGCGCCTGATCTATCAGAGATCGCTAATGCTCTACTACCTTTTGCAAATCTAGCCATTATATATTTGGATAGTATGTCTTCGGAGTAATAAATGTGCTAGCTGCAGAACCATCTTCAGATAATGCTCTAGCAAGTTCATCCTCGTACAACAACTTCATCTCCTGTGTTCTTTGTGGTGCAAACTTCATAGATAAATAATACGACAGTCCTGAAACCATACATGGTACAAATCTAAAAGGTGCATCACTTGCGTTAGTATATGCTCCTGCATCTTGAATTCTTTTTACATAGTAAACACTTAAATAGTTTGATGCAGCAGTTGCATTTGGTAAAGGATAAATAGTTAATGTAACTTTATCTATAAATCTTTGTACCCAAAATTGTGAAGGTGTTCCATTTGATGCTTTATTTGCTGTTGCAGCATAAGAATCTCTTGCAACTTTAGTTAAACCCGTATCTGATTGATTTGTTGTATTATAGTTTTGTCTATAAGATACATTTAAAATATCAGAGATACCATAAATATTTGCTGTTGGAACAGTTGTAGCTTGTGGTGGTTCTCCACCTCCAGGTACATCTGAAGAGTTTCTGTAAAAAGTATAAATACCAGATCCTTCAGCTGTAGCATCTACATTAGTTGTAGAACCTTGAACTAAATTAATATTAGTATTTCCTACTTCCCAAAAATGTATTCCTCTATTACCCCATTCTTGAAAAAGAATGTTTAACGATCTTCTAGCAGTTTTTAATTGATGTCCTGCCGTACCAACTAAACCGATACGTTCATACGCATCTGCAATGATCTCATCAATTGAAAAGTTTTGATCAAATGCGTAGGCTGAGGAAGTAGTATTCGCCATTGGCTACTCCTTTAAAATGTTCCGATTACGTAAAAAAAATCACAGTTAGTAAGATCGACGTAAGCTCCACTGTCACAATAAATACCAGCTCCTGGCATTTTAAATTCGTGAACTTGATTAGCTGCTGTTGCAAACTTACCATGAAAAACTAAATTTTTTGCTGTCGCACTTCCAGTTTCATTATAAATTTTTATTTCAGCATCTGCGTCAGTAGACTGTGCAAAGACATTCATAATATTGATCTTTGTAAGATTAGTGGCTGTTGATGTAGTTGCAGTATTTACTAAACCTTGTAATTGACCGTCTGCAGTTAAAACAACCGATTGTCTTACTTTTGATGTTATTGACATAATTTTATTCTCCTTAAATTCACGTGGGGCCGAAGCCCCACAATAAATTAATTATTAGCTTAGGTTATTGTTTTGCATATACAAAACAGTAACAGTAGCTGCACCTGTAGTACCATCAGCATTAGCTGCTGTGTAAGTTGCAGTTACAGTTTGGTCCGATGTACCAATATCTGTACCATCAGTTTGAATCGTACCTCTTGTTGTAGCTAAAGCTTTTACGTTAGTAGCTGGTAAATACTCATCAGTATCACCTGCATGTCCAACTTGAACTGTTGCAGTTCCACTGTCATTAGCCACAGTTGTAACGTTTAATATAACGTCAACAATTTGTGAGTTTGCAGGGATTATTCCAATTGTCGATGTGTTAGTTGCACCGATAATATCGATTACTGCTGATTGAGCCATTAAAGTAAAACCTAAGTTTTCACTTGCTCCTTGTCTAATCGTACCAGCTTTAATTGGTCCGCTAAATGTAGTTGTTGCCATAATTTTATCCTCCTAATTTACGAACATAGTCTTTAGGCCGTCGACTATACGCGTCTATGTTCTATTTTAAAATGTATAGTAATTAATTTATATATTAGATTTTAGTAGAGTGCAAGAGATCCTAAGGTATTTATGCAATTTCAGCAGTGTAGCTTTTGATTAAGTAGCTACAGAAACTTGTGGAGCAGCGCCTTCAACGCTATTTTGCCTGTGGGCAATTTTAGCTTCTTCAAGCTTAATGTCAGTAATGACTTGTTTAACTTTGTCATCGATTCTGACCATCTCAAGAGTGTATCTACCATTAGACAGATGCTCCTGTTCCCACTTCAACTCCAAGGACCTTTTTTGTTTGTATAGGTCTTGTATCATCAACAACCTCCTCATAGGTTATTCTGTTTACTCGGTTATCATATGAGTTTCCGAGATATTCCCAATTTATACTCTTTTCTCCCAGTTTGTCAAGGACTGCTTGTTCAAGAGAAATAGCATTATCTTCCGCAGAAACATTAAATTTCGCGTAGTAATCGTATGCCCATATTGTAACTGTAAACTTTTTCATGAATCCCACCATGTTATTTATTGAATGTGGCCGAACTATGTCCGGCCACAAAATTACTTAGTTATGCTTACGCACCTTCGCAACCGAAGATACCTCTAAAGTCAGATGCGCCGAAAGCGTATCTTTCTCTAGCTTTGTATCTAACGTTACCAGTATCGAAGTCTCCTTCCATTGAAGTTGTCAATGGAGTTCTTGAGAACATCTTCATACCATTTGGAACGTCCGTCATAATGTACCAAGAATCAGCATCAGTTAAAAAGTTATTAACTCTGTAACCTTGTGGGATCATTCCCATGCTGTTGATTGCATTGATGTCATTATCAGCAGTTTGAGTTCTACCTTGAGATTTCATCAATCTCTCAGCGTTGAACTGATTTGCAGAAGGAATTATCATTTTAACTCCTTTAGCTGCGATTCTTAAACCTCTTTCATCAGTCATAGCTGCGATATCAATCAAAGCTTGTTCTAATGAAGTTTCGTTTAAGTCTGCTTGTGTTGCTAAAGTATTGCTTACAGTACCCGCGATAGTTGGGTGGTTAGTAGCCATTAAGTTAACGCCGTCACCTGTTTGAAAAGCAGTTCCCGCGGCTACGCCCGGTAAACCATTATTCAAAGGTGCTGCACCTTTAACTTCTTTAGCATTAGACATAGATCTTGCAAGAGCTTTTGTGTATCTAGAAGAAAGTCTGTCATAAAGGTTGTCCTCTATTGCTTCTTCTGTGATAGCGAAAGCTAAAGCGATCGTTTCCATTGTGTATCTAGCAGTGTAAGTTTCTTGCGCGTCGTCGTACGCAATTCCTTGACCTTCTGCTTTTACATCTGCGTTTGCAAAACCACTTAACATTACTTCTTCTTCAAAAGCTCTGTCAGATGATTCTGTTGTATAAATCTCAGCATGCTGATTTTCATACCTTTTGTACTCCAGGCCGAATAGTGCATTCAAACCTG